GACTCGTCTTTCCAAGACAACAAGTATATGAAAGCCTGCCTTACGGAGTCTCCGGCATACCGCCACATTCCGTGGGGCTTACAAACCCTGAACCGCATCGCTGACCACGACACTCTCGTCATCTCGGAGGGCTACTTCGACGCCGTCTCGTGGGAGCGTGAGGGCTACCCGGTTATCTCGCCCATTACGGGCAACTTCTCAGCCACTCAGTGGCCAGACGTTATCGCCGCATGCAAGCTGTTCAAGCGTGTGTTTATCATCTTCGACAACGATGCCATTTCACACGCAGGTGACGGCTTCACAGCCCGCACATCTCAGCGACTCTTACAGAATCGCATCCCGTTCGTTGTGGGACATACACCCAACGGCATTAAGGACGTCAACGAGTATTACGCAGCGGGCGGTAATCTTCAGCGACTTATCGACTCGGCGCAGGACGGACTCAAGTACATCGCCAGCCAGTACACGGACGCTCTCGAACTCAAGCGTTTTATTATGTCCATCAACCGATACACGGACTCCGTGGCTATCGCCGATGCTCTGGACGCTGTATCGTCTCGTTTCCCGGCGGCGGTCATCAAGTCCATTCAGAAATCCGCTGACTCTGCACCGACCGAGTCGCAGATCGTGGACGAAATCATCGAGAAACATAACATCATCTACGTCGACCGTGTCGGCTTCTACGAGTGGGACGGACGCGTCTGGAATAAAATCTCCGACAACGTCGTCCGCAACTACGCCGACGTTCTGTACGGCAAGCGTTTCGCTACGGCACAGCGTGTCAACGCAGCGTGTAATCTCTTAAAATCACGCGCCATCTGCGACATCAAATTCGACCGAAATCCCGTTCTCACATTCCAGAACGGCACTCTCGAAATCGAAACCGGCAACTTCCGTGCATTCTCCGAGAGCGACTTCTGCTCCATTATCATGGACTACGACTACGACCCACACGCCACAGCGCCTGTGTGGGAGTCGTTCATTCAGGACATCACGGACGACGAACCTCGCAGAGCGGAAATCCTGCAATTCATCGCCGGCTATATTCTTCTTCCCGACTGTCGACATCAGAAAATCTTTCTGCTCATCGGCTCCGGCGGTAACGGCAAGTCCGTCTATCTCGAACTCATTCAGAAACTCTTCGGCGACCGCAACGTCACGCATGTCGAGCCGAACGGCCTTACGAAGGAGTTCGAGCGCATCCGCCTCAAGGACTCTCTGCTGAACATCGGCTCGGACATTAACAGCGACTTCTCCAAGGGTGAGATTCGTGAGTGGCTGCTGAAAATCGCTGACGGCACATCCATCCAAGCCTGTTACAAGGGCATGGATCATATCGATTTCATCCCTCGATGCAAGCTCGTCTACGCATGCAACGCCATGCCGACTGCCGAAATCATCAACGGCCTTAACCGCCGTATGCAGTTCGTCGACTTCCCGTGCCAGTATGTCGAGAATCCTGACCCCGACGATCCGAGACAGAAACCGCGTGATATCTATCTCACGCAGAAACTCTCTGCGGAGCTTCCCGGCATCTTCAACTGGGCATACGCCGGCTACAAACTTCTTCGCACGGTCGGCTACTTCACGGACGCTCCCGAACAGACCGAGTTCATCCGCCAGTTCGAAACCACGTCCAACCCCGTACTCGTTTTCTGCGAAGACCACGACTTCGTCGGCAACGTCTCTCGCGACGAAATATACAGCGAGTACAAATACTGGTGCGAGAATACCGGGCATAAATCTCTTTCACGTGAGAAATTCATTCCCAAATTCCGTGACGCCCTCGGCGACCGCATCATCGACGAGAAACGCACCACAATCAACGGCACCCGCACCCGCGTCTTCGTCATCCAACCTGACCAATGAACTTGGACTGCAGCGTAGCCGCTGGCCAAGATGTCCAAGTGATGTCCAAGTCAAATCGAGGTACTTGGACGGGGTGAAACCCTTGGTATTACTGGCTTTTTTCTTATACTGTCCAAGTGTCCAAGTAAAAATAAAGAAGAAAAGAATATAATAAAAAAATAGCGTAAAACACGCATATATGTATGTTTTTTTATATATTCCGACCGCTTGTGGTTTTTACTTGTCCACTTGGTCACTTGGACAGCAATGATTATTTAGGAGGTGTTTTATGGGCGTTGTAATCCCAACCTACGAAAACTTTTTGTATTGGTACGAGAGAGCGAAGACTCGCCAATGCACCCACAACTACGCAAGACAGATGGTCGGAATCCATCAAACGAAGTGGTGGAGACTGTGCCGCAAATATAGAAACGGCGAAGATATCTCAAAATACTTTAAGGAAGGATGATTTCTGTGTCAGATAATAAACCAGTTAAATCCACGGGGCGAGGAGGTAAAAACAACTTCCCCAATGCACAGATCCCCGATACCGATCCCGGCGACAACACAAAGTATCTCTCTCACGCACTTACGATCCGTAATATGCCGCCTATCGACATCTCTGACCCTGTGCAGGTGCGTAACCGCATCAACGACTATTTCGTTCTGTGTGCAGAGAATGATATGAAGCCGACTGTCACAGGCTTCCGCAACGCTCTGCGAATCGCTAAGTCGACTCTGTGGGAGTGGAAACAGGGCAACTATCGAGCCGACTCTCATCAGGCTATCATCTGCGAGGCTTACGATGTGCTTGAGGCACTTTGGGAGGATTATATGCAGAACGGCAAAATTAATCCCGTCAGCGGCATCTTCCTCGGCAAAAACAACTTCGGCTATCAGGATAAGCAGGAGTATGTGCTGACACCGAATCAGAAAGATGCTGTGGATGTGTCTGTGATTGAGCAGAAATATGCCGAATTGCCGGAAGAGTGATATGTTCGCCGACTCTCAGGTCGAACCCATAAAAAAGACTAATAATAGAACAAAAATCGATTAGTTTTACTAATATCGACTATCGACATTCGTCACGCGGGCGACTATCGACTATCGACTATGGAGGGCTTCATCGACTATGGCTGCCGACTATAGAAATCGACTATCGACTATGGCCAGCGACTATGAAAAACGCCAACGACTATAGCGACTTTCAAGGCCCTTTGCGAAAAAAACGCTGCGAAATCGAGACGAAAAACGCAAGATCCATGGCAAAAAACGCAGAAAAATACCCCTGCCGCTAATTGGTAGGGGTGTTTCTGTTTTTTGTCGCAGCTTTGCGGCGGTTTATGGTATGTTACGCAGGGTAACGCTATTTCGCATTTTAAGGGGTCTACACGGCGTTTTTCGGCAGGGGGTAGGGTATTTATACCTCTGGCAGCCAAAGCCTCTTAAAGCGCATTTAAATGCTATTTATGGCGATTGCTTGTTTTTGGGAATAAAAAACGCCCGCAACAGGACGGGCGATCTAAGGCGGTCAAAAGAAAACCGCCCCAATATGGGGCGGCGGTGGTTTACTTTATGATTCTTTTTTCGAGGTCGCTTTTTAGGTAGTTGCTCCATTTATCAAAGGCGGGTCCTCCGCCTATAATGTGGGAAAGTATCTGATTCCAAAAGATTTCGAACGCCTCGCCCGTGATTTCTTGCACGGCGTGCTGCTCGTAAAACTCGGCATACTCTGCCGCCTCCGTGCTTGTGTCTGTATCGCAAATATAGGCGGCCTCGCATTCGTCCCACGCCCTAAAATATAGGCCATTTTCGAGCTGTCCGTAATAGATATAAATTCCTCCGCCCGTATAACAAGCGGTTGCTGTTTTTATTTTATGTTTCACTTGTTTTCTTCCTCCATAGAAAAAGCCCCAATGCTGAGGCTATATTGTATTTTAGTATTCTGCGTAAATAATTATATTGTACGCCTTGTGTCAAGAGAAAAGCCCCCAAACGCAGGGGGCTGTATTGTTTTTATCGTCTGTAATTGTTCGTCAGCGAAATGATAACATAAAGCGGCAGATACAGAACGGCGGCGGCGATTAAAAGCATTATTTTTTCACCCCCTTCCGTGGATCGTCAAGCCAGAACAGCAACGACATAACGCGATAGGTGACGGCGGCAGCGCCGGCGATAGTAAAGAACATAACCATATTAAAACCCCTCGTTTTCGTCAATTTCGCGCTGTATAATTTCCTCGATAGCTTGAAACACGTCCGCGCCGTTTTCGAGTGTTACCGTTACCCCTCGGAATGTGATTTTAAAATCAGAGTTGTAAAAGCTTTCGTTTTCCGCGTCATCGCCATAAACCATTAGGACATCAAAACACGTTTCCATGTACTTTTTGAATCTCTCGAGTTGTTCTGTATAAGTCATTTTTTAAACCCCCATGTAATTTTGAATATTGGTTTTCCTACTGGATCCCGTCCGATATACCGTCCTATTAGAACGGCTTTATTTAAGTTTTTCATTGATAACTTGCACCCCGTTTTTTTCGTAGCATAAGCCGCAGGAAAAACAGCTTTTTGCGCCGCAATTGATTTCTACGCCGTGCGCCGCGATGTGTTCTGCATCATAAACCGTGAAAACCTTGTCAACGAACGGAAACGGGTTTTTCCGTTCCTTATTCACGAACAGAGACGATAAAACAATATTAAGGTTTTCGGGCTTTTCGTATCCGTCAGCAATGGCGGCGGCGATATAGTCCGGGTTTTTGGTCCAAAGCGCAAACTTAACGCGCGGGTTTTTATAGCAGATATTGAAATAGTTTTTTACTTGCGTGACGTTGTTTAAATCGCCGAAGGCCTCGAAACGAAAATACAGATTATTGATGATAGGTAATTTTTCCGTCGGAAGGATCTCGCTTGTGAGAATGCGCTGATTTTCAATCATGGGCTTTTCCATAGACGGAAATACTTTCATTTGCTTTGCTGCGAAACATTTTTCGCAAATGCTACCCTTGATAGATGCATTCTTTGCGCATCGTTCATTAGTTGTTACGCTGGTACTGATAGATGCCATGCCGGCCATTTTTCCATTGTGTTTTGTGGTGAAATGTAAGCCGCTGATTTTTCGGCTATTTGCTAATGTGCATTGCGTCATATGTATGTCCCCTTTTCCTACGCGAATATATCGCATATATAAGATGTTTATAATATATCGCATATATGCGATGATGTCAATACATTTTATCTTATATATGAGATGTTTTTTTGTGTATCAAATAGTTAAAAGTTTTCGATACGCCATTGCGTCCGATCCGTTCCGGATGCAACGGCATTCGCTGCCCGCTTTTGCTTTCCTTGCAAAGCCGCCACCGCCACCCGGCGGGGGGATACGGTCCCCACCTTGGCCCGGGGGATGCCTCTCACCAGAGAAAATTTTGAAAAAGGGGTTGACAATCTCATATATACGATGTATCTTATATACAAGATAACTCAAAGGAGAGTGCAACAATGAAAAGAAGAGACGCAATCAAGGCTGCAATGAAAGATGTAGGAATCACGCAGGAGGTCCTTGCCGAGAAGCTCGGCTATACCAGCCAGAACAGCGTGGCGTCTGCTATTGGCAGAAACATCAGCATGGACAAGTTTGAAGAGATGATGGAAGTGCTTGGTTTTGAAGTGGTGATTCGCCGCAAGCGCAAGGGTAGCCTGACGGGCGAGTATAAAATTGGAGGCGAAGAAGAATGAGATACGGATATGCTCGTGTTAGCACGAAGGGTCAGGAACGCGACGGCAACAGCTTAGAGAGTCAGGTAGACAGCTTAAAGGCGGTTGGCTGCGACAAGGTAATCAAGGAAGCGTATACCGGCACGAAGATGGATCGTCCGAAGTTCACGGCGCTGCTGTCGAAGCTGAAAGAGGGCGATACGCTGGTCGTGTGCAAGTTGGATCGTTTCGCGCGTACTGCCCGTGAAGGCTTAGAGGTCGTCGAGGATTTGATGGCACGAGGCGTATCGGTTCACATCCTGAACATGGGGTTGATTGAAGACACGCCGATGGGTCGCGTGGTGCTGACTGTGATGTTAGCGTTCGCTCAGTTTGAGCGAGACAGCATCGTTGAGAGAACGCAGGGCGGTAAAGAGATTGCCCGTCAGCGAGAGGATTATCGTGAGGGTCGTCCGTGCCGTGAGATTCCAGAGGATTTCGAGAAGTATCGTGAGATGCAGAGTGCTGGAAAGATTTCGGTTCGCGCGGCTTGCAAAGAGATGGGAATCAGCACGTCGCAGTGGTATAAGTGGGTGGCGTAATATGAAGTGTAGTAAGTGCGGCGGGGAGCTGCGTCAAGAGTGGGCGTTCTGCCCGAAGTGTGGCAACGGAACTGGCGGTGTTATTTTCCCAGAGCAACAGTTGAAGCTGTTCGTGAAGAGATGTGAGGATGGTCACGAGGAATATCGGTATGGTCCTGAATGGGTGGCGGCGCAGCTGTGGTTAGAAGGCGGATATGCTACGCCGGAGGAAGCGAAGGCTGCGTGGGCGAGAGAGGCGTAATATGGGATTTTTGCTGTTAGTCGCGGTAGCGTTCATAATGATGCCGTTGAGCATGGCGAGTAAGAATGTAAAAGCCGGCCGGCGCAGACGGAGATATCGTGGTAGGAGTTACAGACGCCGGCGGAGATAAAAAAATATCACCCCTTGACAGGGTGATATATAATAGAAGAAAAAATCCCAGAGGACTAAGCCTCTGGGAGGGCGGATGTTTCCATAATGATTTCGGCTAAGACTTGGGCTTGCGGATTGTCAGCAAGGAGCGTAAATAGGACGTCTGCGAGGACGCTGATGCGCTCCAGCTTGGTTGCAAGCACATCGAAGTTTCGGTTGGTAGTCATTATATCGCGCCTTTCATTATTAAAATTAAGAGTCGCCCCGCCACCGAGCCACCGGCGGCGGAGCGTATAGCAGATATCGGGGATCTGCTACGCCCATATCGTAGCAGACAGAAACAGGAAAAATCAATAAACGAAAACGAAGCGTTTCATTTGAAAACGAAGCGCGTTGCTTCGTATGCAAAATTTTTCTGCTTCATTTACAAAATTTCTGATTTGTTTACGAAATGGAGGCAAAAATGCAGTTCGAAAAGTGCTTAACTTGTCCCGCAATCAAAGAACAGAGATGTGCGGGTCCGAATTACATGGCTATGTCAACGAAGGATTTGGTAGAGTGGGGTAATGCGTACCAAAAACTGCACGGGATTACGAATGCGAAGTTGGCGGAGAAGTCCGGTGTGCCAAAAGGCACCATCGACGGTCTCGGTCGCCGTGCGGATGTTCGGCACGACACGATTTACCCCTTAATTAAGGCTCTGATTGAAATGACTGGCGGCATGTGGGGCGGTGAGCCGTGCGCCGCAGCCGCTGGTAGTTCCGCGGAGCATCAGGAAGAGATTCGCAGATTGACGCAAGAACTGAGCCACACGAAAGAATTGCTTGAGCGAAGCTACCATGAGATGAAAGGCCGCACGGTTGCGGCGTTGGGGCTTTTCGGTCTTTGTGCGGGGTTAGTTGTGCTGCTGTTGTTGCTCTGCGTGTGACGTGGACGCCTCGATGATGATCTCCACGAGGGTTTGCGCACGAGGGTTGTCGTAGAGAAGGTCGTAAAGAATTTCTGCGACCACATTGATGCGTTCCATGTTGTTAAGTAAAGTGTCAATCATAGGTGAGTCCCCCTTATCATGTAATTGTGAGAATATTATAGAACATTTGTTCTAATTTGAAAAGCAGAAATTTGTGGTATTTTCGAGAATGTCCGATAAGCAGGACAGTAAATATTTAAGAGCGTCGAATTTAGGAGCGCCGTTCCCGCATAAAAAGCGGGGATGGCGTTTTTTATTTTTATTTTAGCGAAAATTTTTGGCGAAAAAGGGAGAAAAAACATGGAAATTGAAATTATTGAGAAAATCAAGCGATTACCGCAGACAGAGGAAACGCTGACGGACGTATTTAGCGTGTTGCTCGGCATTGAAGACCGAAAAAGTGTGGATGGCTACGTTCGTTGGGTTAGATCCGAAGCAATGAAGCTCCGCACGGCGAAAATGTTGGATTTAATTCGGCAGACGTATATGTACGCTGGGCAGTACAGCTTCGACGATTTTATGATTGCGATGGAGTGGAATCGTGAGCCTCAAGCGAGATTTTGGCTGCCTCGCCGTAAGGTGCTGGAGGGCAAGCATAAAATCGCTACGCGAATTCAGAACTTTATGGATGACCCGGATGCGCTGTTTTTAGGGTTCTCTCAGCCACCCGGCACAGGCAAGACCACGATTATCAAGTTCCTGCTGTCGTATATCATCGGCAAGGAGCCTAAGAGCGCGAATATGTACATTTCGTACTCAGATGGTATGACGAAGATGCTCCTCGACAGCGTGAAGAGCATGCTGACGGATACGGCGGAATACTGCTTCCACGAGATTTTCCCCGGTTTGGGTGCGCCGGACATCTCGGCGGAGTATAAGACGGTGTCGTATCGCCGTAAGGGAGATTTTCCCACGCTGGGTTTGGTGTCCATGAGCGGTTCTGTTACGGGTCGTACTCGTGCAAATAGATTCCTTGTCACAGATGACTTGGTCAAGAACAAGGAAGAGGCGCGTTCGCCAGAGCGTCTGGAGAAGCTGTACGCAGATTACACGGCTACGCTTACCACTCGTATGATTGGTGATAATGTTAAGCAGATTATGCTCGGCACGAGATGGTCTTCGTATGACCCGTTGGGTCGCATGGAGGATGCGCACGGAGACGATCCGCGTTATACGTTCATCGCCATCCCCGTATGGGACGAAAACGAAGTCTCGAATTTTGAATATGAGCATCCTGACAGATACACTACTGAGAAAATCCGTGATATAAAAAGTACCATCGACAGCGCTGACTTCGAGTGTCTGTTCATGCAGCACGGCATCGAAAAGGAAGGCTTGGCGTTCCCAGCGGATAGCCTGAAGTATTACAACGGAGTTCTGCCGGACGGCCAGCCGGACAACATCGTGTTCGTGAACGACGTTGCTTGGGGCGGAGGGGACTCGTTAAGTATGCCCATAGCTTTCGTCTATGGATCTGATGTCTATATCCACGATTGGATTTTCGATAAGCGTGATAAGAGCTGCACGAAGCCCCGTGTAATTGCGAAAATCCTACAGCACAAGGTGAAGATGGGTCGCACGGAAGCGAATAACGGCGGCGACGAGTACAGTGATGATGTGTATCGCATCCTCCGTCAGGAGCATGGGTACAGCATAAATATGTCGCACAAGAAAGCGCCGACGAACATGGCGAAGCTGACGCGCATCGAGCAGCATGCGCCGACGATTCGAGATTTTTATTTTCGTGACGATAGTTGCCGTGACGATGACTACCGCAAGGCGATGAACGAGATGACGGGGTTTAGTTTCACATCGAAAAACCTCCACGATGACGCTCCCGACAGTATGGCGATGCTTGCAGATTATCTGAACGGCGGAATTAAGAGTGTAACTGTAGCAAAACGTCCGTTTTAACGGTATTTTGTTGCAATCACACGTTGATTCTTGCGCAGGAAAGACAGATAATATATGTGTAAAAAAAGAACGAATGGGATTATTGCGCCCATGAGGTTACTGTGAGTTACGCAAAGGCGGTGAGCGATATGGACACGAGACAGTTATTCGGTCGAAAACAAATCTATACGGATGTGGAAGTTATCACCGCTGAAAATGTGGTGGAAGTCCTCCGGCAAGCGCTGAATGACCATATGGTTAATCAGGGCGAAATCCAGTACCTTTGGGATTACTACAGAGGCAAGACGCCTATCCTGCAGAAGACCAAAGAAGTACGCGAGAGCATCAACCACAAAATCTGCGTGAACCGAGCGAATGAAATCGTGACCTTCAAGCGGGGTTATGGTTTCGGTGAGCCGATTCAGTACATCAGCCGAGGCACGAACGACGATATCTCCGATGAAATCGCCGAGCTGAACGAGCAGATGTTCCTCGCCGGCAAACAGGCAGAGGACAGTGCGTTGGCTGAGTGGCTGTATGTCTGCGGTCTTGGTATGCGAATGGGTCTGCCCGGTAAGGATGCCGATGAGCCTGTTCATGTGTACACGCTCGACCCTCGCTACAGTTTCGTGGTGCGCTATAATGGCCTTGGTGAGCCTGTTGTGATGGGCGTGAAGACGATTATCCGACACGACGGTCACACGAGAGTGCATAGCGTTTACACCAAGGATATGTACTTCGAAATCGAGAATGAGGCGATTGTGAAGGCAGAACCTCACGTGCTTGGCATGGTGCCGATTTTCGAGTATCCTGCGAATCGTGCAAGGCTCGGAGCATTCGAGGTAGCCCTTCCGCTGCTTGATGCGCTGAACGAGGTCGAGAGCAACCGCCTCGACGATGTCGAGCAGTTCGTGAACAGCTTCCTCGCCCTGCTGGGCGGCACGATTGATGAGGAAACCGCTAAGAAGCTCGACGAGCATAAGATGCTGTGTCTGCCCGAAGGCGTGGATGCGAAATACTTAAGCGCCGCTCTTCAGCAGAACGACATTCAGGTATTGTCCGATAATCTGTACTCTGCGGTGCTGACGATTTGCGGCATTCCTAACCGCAACGGCGGTTCGAGTACGAGCGATACCGGCAGTGCAGTAATTATGCGTGATGGCTGGGAGAGCGCCGAGGCGCAGATGAAATCCGTGGAGCTTGAGTTCAAACGCAGCGAGAAGGAATTCCTCCGTCTTGCGCTTAGAATTCTGCGTGATATGACCGGCTTGAATCTGGATCTTAAGAACGTTGAGATTAAGTTCAGCCGTCGTAATTACGATAATCTCCAGACGAAGTCTCAGGTGCTGACCACGCTGCTGAATAACCCCAAGGTTCACCCGCAGCTTGCATTCGTACATAGCGGTCTGTTCCTCGACCCCGAAAGTGCTTACTTGCAGAGCAAGGAGTATTGGGAGGCTAACGAGAAGAAGGCCGAAGCCGTTGAGGTGGAAGCCGTGTCGGAGGAGACCAAGGAAGAGGATGGTGACGAAGTATGATTAGAGGAACGACACCTACTCATACTTTCGTTCTCCCCTTCGACGTTAGTGTGATTGACAAGCTGCGTATCGTTTATGCACAGGACGAAGTCGTAAAAATCACGAAGACCGATGGTGACGCAACGCTGAGAGGAGACACAGTTTCGGTGCGACTGACTCAGGAAGAAACACTTCTCTTGGATTGCAAGAAATCTGTGGAGATTCAGGTTCGTGTTCTCACTCCCGCGGGTGACGCTCTGACGAGCGATATTATTCGCATCCCCATTTCTCGTTGCCTCGACAGCGAGGTGATGGTATGAAGTTGGATGTAAAGTTCGCAGAGAACGAGTGCAGCTTTGGCGTAGGCTTTGGTGAGGTAAATAACATCTCCGACGGCGGCTATGAGCGAGGCTATTCGGCTGGATATGAGGATGGTTTGGATAGCTGTGTTACCACAATCAGCGGAATTGATTTGCATGACAGAAGCACGGACACGCAGAACGCTTATCTGCAAGGTTCTATGCTGAAGCAATATAACGGATGGATAACCACGGACCATATTCCCGTTGAAAATGGGAAGTATTATCTTGCGTATTCGACAAGTGCTATTGATCCCAAGTATTGTAGCAAATTTCGTGGCAACAAGGTTACGCAAATGACTGGCGTAATCAATACAACGGACAAAAACATACCTGTTCTTCTTGCTGGATTTGATGGTAGCGTCCGGTTTTCCGGCCAAACGACGCAAATCGAAACCCTTGAATTTTATGAAGTTGTCAACTTCCGATGGGAGGTGGTCGAGGCATGACGCCTGTGAGATGCCCTAAATGCGGACGCTTGCTCGGCTACTTTAACGGCAGAGGCGAAATCGTCTGCACTCGTTGCCGGAAGGACGCGAAAGTGTTCTTCGACACAGAAAAGAAAATCATCGAAATCAGAAATAAAGAGCGCATTTGAGCGCCATTACCCTTTTCGCGAGGGGTAGTGGCGTTCTTTTGTTTTTCAGAGAGAACTGTAAACACAAGCTCGGAGAGAACCGAGGGTAAAAAATCCCAACATAGTGCAGAGAGAACTGCCTTGTAAAACCCAAAGGAGAAAAGCTATGAAAATCGATACCAATCTGATCCCTAACTTTGATGCTCTGCCCGAAGAGGCAAAGGCCGCCATTCTCGGCATGGAATTCGCAGACGCCCCCGACATGAGTCAGTACGTTGCGAAGTCCGTGTTCGACAAGAAGGCAAGCGAAGCTGCCGACCTGAGTAAGCAGCTCAAGTCCCGTATGTCTCAGGATGAACAGGCTGCGGCGCAGCAGGCTGAAGCCATTGCATCCATGCAGGCAGAACTGGAAGCGCTGAGAGCCGACAAGGCAATCAGCGAGTATACTGCCCAGTTCCTCGCAATCGGTTATGACGAAAAGCTGGCGAAGAACACCGCTGCCGCTCTGCACAAGGGCGATATGGTCTCGATGTTCAAGAACCACGCAACGTTCGTTGCCGAGCGCGAAAAAGCCATGAAGGCGGAACTTTTGAAATCCACTCCCACTCCTCCCGCGGGGGACGGAGACAAGGGTATCACGAAAGAGGCTTTCAGCAAGATGACTCTTGCGGAAAAAGCTCAGTTCGCTACCGAACATCCCGAAAGATATAAAGAAATTTATGGAGGTAATTAAACATGGCACTTAATCACACCCATCAGGCGTTCCCTAACTTCGTTCTCGAAAACACCATCGAGGACCAGTATAACTCTCACCTTGACCTGATGCGCTTCTGCACCGTTGACAACAGCCTTGTTGGCGTTGCCGGTGACACCAAGAAGATTCGCGTCTATCGTGCTTCCGACGCTACCGAGAAGCTGGCTATGGGCGAGGGTAACACCAAGAACATCGAAGTGACCTACAGCGACAAGGAGTACACCATCCTTCTCGCTCAGAACCGCTTCCCCTACTACGACGAGGAGCTGATGCGCGATCCTCTGGTTGTGGATACCGGCCTGCGTCACATGACCACCGATATGTTCAACTCCGTTCAGGCTGACATCTTTGCCGAGTTCAAGAAGGCTACCCAGACCGTCACTCTGTCCGGCTCCGATTACTTCGGCGCTTTCGTTGACGCCGTTGCTATGCTGCCCGGTGAGAATCAGGAGGAGCTTGAAGTCTTCGCTTTCGTTCACCCCAACGACAAGGGTGCTATCCGCAAGGCTCTCAAGGACGACCTCAAGTACGTGGAGTCCTATGCCCGTGCCGGTTATATTGGCACCGTCGCTGGTGTGAATCTGTACACCAAGGCTGATGCCACCGAGGGCGAAATCTACGGCGGCGTTCGTGAGGCTGTTACCTTCTTCAACAAGAAGGGCGCTGAAGTCGAGCAGGAGCGTGACGCTAACACCCGTCTGAACGAGATTTACTCTCGCAAGTATTATCTCGCCGCCCTGACCGACGAGACCAAGTGCTTCAAGATCGTCAAGGGCGCTTGATTTAAGCACCACATCACGAATAGGAGGTAACACTTATGGCTATTAACACCTACGGTATCACCCTGAAGTGGGGCGAATCCGCTGAAACTGCCGCGAAGGTCGTCGATATCAAGGACTTTCCTGATATGATTGGCGACCCCGAAATGCTCGAAACCACGACGCTGTCCGATGCGCAGGTCACGAACATCCCCGGTATCAAGTCCAGCGATATGCTGACCTTTACCTGCAACTACACCAAGGCTGATTTCACCGCCGTGAACGAAGATGCTGAGAAGCCTCTGTACTATGTGCTTGAGTTCTCCGATGGCTCCAAGTTCACTTGGCAGGGTCAGCACACTTGCGGTCTGCCCGGCAAGGGCGTGAACGAGGTGGTCGAGTTCACCATCAACATTGCAGCAAGCACCGCTGTGGAGTTTGCCACGACCTAAGTAACGAAACGGGGTGGGGTCTCTCCCACCCCTTTCCAAAAACAAATTAACTTTATCAAAGGAGAACGCCAAAAATGAGCAAGATCAATCTGACCTACGACAAGAAAGAATACTGCCTTGAGTACAATCGTCAGAGCGTCAAGACCATGGAGTCTCAGGGCTTCGTTCTTGAGGAGCTGACTGCGAAGCCCATGACCATGATTCCTCTGCTGTTCAACGGTGCATTCATCAAGAACCACCGCGGCATCAAGCGCAATCTCATGGACGAGATTTTCGAGGAGATCGGCGACAAGACGGCTCTCATGGAGGCTTTGATGGAGATGTACGCGGAAACCCTCGGCACTCTGACTGACGCCAGCGGCGAGGGAAACGCGACGTGGGCGATGGTGAAGTAACCTCGCCCCCAAAAAGTTTCACTGAATACTTCGAGGAGATGTTCCCGGCGTACTTAGCAATGGGTATGACGTGGTCGCAGTTCTGGATCGATGAGCCGAAGCTGGCGATAGCTTATCGTGAGGCAGAAATGATTCGAAAGCGGCGAAAAAACGAGGAGCTGTGGCTTGAGGGCATATACATGGTCGAAGCGTTAAGCTCAACGGTTGGGAACATGTTCTCGAAGGGGCAGAAACATCAATACCCAGCGGAGCCGCTTCCTATTACGGCGGCTGAACAGCAGGAACGCCGTGAGCGTGAGGAAAAGGCTCGAATGGAGCGCATGAAGGCGGCATTTATCGCCAAGTCGCTCCGAATGAATACGAAATTAGGAGGGAAACCCAATGACGAACGCGGAGAAACGAGCGGCGCTGGCAACCACGCTGGCACCTGATACCGACACCGATGAGGTGCTTGACGGTGTGCTTGCAGACGCGGAAGCGTTGGTGCTGAATCGAATGTATCCGTTCGGGTATCCCGATGAGACGGTCGTTCCGTCTCGATATGAGCGCATTCAGATTCAGTTGGCAGCAGAACTGTACTCCAAGCGAGGTGCGGAAGGTCAGACTGGTCACAGCGAGAATGGAATTTCCCGCAACTGGCCTGAGAAGTCCGCTCTGCTGAATCGAGTGCTGCCGCACGTGGGGAGCGTGACCAGCGATGCGTAATTTAAATAGGAATAAGCGAGAGCTGTGGTATGCGGTCCAGACGGGCAGTACGTCGATTTTTGATGAGTATGGCAACGATACCTTGGAGGTGGAGGCGGTGTTTTCCTCCCCCCTTCACCTCCAAGCGAATGTAAGCGCCAACGTTGGACAGGAAGCCGTTGAGGTTTTCGGCTCTCAGACGGATTATAGCCGCACGGTGAGCATTGCCGGCGGCGAGTGTCCCCTGACGGAGGGGTGTCGTGTGTGGTTTGGCGTTGAGCCGAACGATACGGCAGAGAATTACAATTACGTAGTTGCCCGTGTTGCAGATAGCAAAAACGGCTATTTAGTGGCATTGCGAGAGGTGACGCCGCATGGCTAAAACCATTCGCATAAACGGGCTGTCTGAGGCTGCCATCAATGCGGCGGCGCAGGAATTGCGTAGATACGCCGAGTGGGTGGAGCAGAAAGAAAACGAGCTGCGAAGCCGTTTGGCATCTCTCGGCGCAACGGTAGCGTCCATCCAGTTCGCCAGAGCAATTTACAACGGCACAAACGATGTATCCGTGAGGGTGGATGATACTGGCAGCGTGGCGGTTATTTACGCCGAAGGCGAGTCGGTAGCGTTCATCGAATTTGGTTCTGGTGAGCGATATGGCTCTGGTCATCCACAGGCGGGAGAGCTTGGGTTCGGTCCCGGCACATGGTCGGACGGACCTGATGGAAAGGGGCATTGGGATAACCCTAAAGGCTGGTGGTATGGTCACGGCCAACACA